CCGACGTAGAGGTCGCTGAGATATTCGACGGCATCGTGCGGCACATCGAATACATCTCGGACGCTGATGTCGCCTACGACACCGCTTGCGAGAACCAGGTGACCTACGGCGAGGGCTACATCCGGCTCCTGACCGAGTACTGCAACGACGACAGCTTTGAGCAGGACATCCGTATCGCTCGGGTGCGCAATTCGTTCAGCGTGTACATGGACCCGACGATCCAAGACCCTTGTGGGTCAGACGCGGAGTGGTGCTTCATCACTGAAGACCTGACGGCTGACGAGTACGAGCGCCAGTTTCCCGACGCATCGCCAGTATCCACCATGATGCAGCGCGGCGTGGGCGACCAGAGCCTGAGCCCGTGGATCAGCGAGAAGACGGTGCGCATTGCAGAGTACTTCTACACCGAGCACACGCCGGCAACGCTGCACTTGTACCACGGCAACGTGTCGGCGATGGAGAACTCGCCGGAAGACCGCCAGATGCGCATGATGGGCATGAAACCCATCAAGACGCGCATCGTGGATCAGAAGAAGATCAAGCGGTGCAAGACAAACGGGTTTGAATTCATCGAAGAGCACGAGTGGGCGGGCAAATCCATACCCGTTATCCGCGTTGTAGGCAACGAATTTGAGGTTGACGGTCGCCTGTACGTCTCTGGGCTGATCCGCAACGCCAAAGACGCCCAGCGCATGTACAACTACTGGGTCAGCCAAGAGGCTGAGATGCTCGCACTGGCGCCAAAAGCCCCGTTTATTGGGTACGGCGGTCAGTTTGAGGGCTATGAGAACCAGTGGAAGACCGCAAACACGACAAATTGGCCGTATTTGGAGGTCAACCCTGACGTTACAGACGGCGCAGGTGGCGTACTGCCCCTACCGGCACGGTCACAGCCTCCAATGGCCTCCAGCGGGCTCCTACAGGCCAAGGCAGGCGCTTCTGATGACATCAAGAGCACTACCGGCCAATATGACTCTAGTTTGGGCGCCACAAGCAACGAACGCTCTGGCCGAGCGATCCTGGCGCGTGAAAAGCAGGGCGACACAGGCACCTACCACTACGTCGACAATCTGGCGCGGGCGATTCGGTACACCACTCGGCAGATTGTGGACCTGATCCCGAAAATCTACGACACCCAGCGCATTGCCCGCATCATCGGCATCGATGGGGAGACGGATTCGGCGATGATCGACCCGAACCAGCCGCAGCCGGTGCGCAAGATCGTCGACCAAGCGGGGATTGTGATCAAGAAGATCTACAACCTCGGCGTTGGCCAGTACGACGTGTGCGTGACGACTGGCCCGAGCTACATGACCAAGCGTCAGGAATCGCTGGACGCCATGAGCCAACTGTTGCAGGGCAACCCGCAACTGTGGGCGGTGGCGGGTGACCTGTTCATCAAGAACATGGACTGGCCGGGTGCTCAAGAGATGAGCAAGCGGTTTGCCAAGACCATCGACCCGAAACTGTTGGCCGATGATGACGATCCGGCGCTCCAGGCCGCGCAGCAGCAGATGCAGGCGATGGGTCAGGAGATGGAGCAGATGCACCAGATGCTCCAGAACGTGTCGAAGTCGATGGAAGCGCAAGACTTGCAGGTCAAGCAGTTCGATAGCCAGGTCAAGGCTTACGATGCTGAGACCAAGCGGATCAGCGCCACGATGGCTGGCATGACGCCTGACCAGATTCAGGAAATAGTCTTGGGCACGGTCCACGGCATGATCACCAGCGGTGACCTTGTGGGCGAGATGCCAGGCCGGGATGTGGATGTCGGGGCTGAGATGCCGCAGGAGAGTATGGAATGAAAGCAGCGGATTTCATGGGCCTGCTCTTCTTGGGCCGGGATGTGGCGCACAGCGTCCATCTCAACACACGCAGCTTCAGCAAGCACTCGGCGCTGAACACATTCTACGACAGCATCATTGACCATGCGGACGCCTTTGCTGAAGCCTACCAGGGTCGGCATGGGCTGATCGGCGGGATCACTTTGCAATCGTCCAAGAAAACGACTAATATTGTCGAGTTCTTGCAGGCGCAGTTGGATGAGATCGAGTCTGTGCGGTATGACGTATGCGACAAGTCCGATTCTTCGTTGCAACAGTTGATCGACAATATTGTCGAATTATATTTAACCACATTATATAAATTAAAATTCTTGGCATGAAACGCGCAGAAGCAAAAGCCCTTGGGTTAAAGTTTTACCGCACGGAAAAACCGTGCAAGCACGGGCATTTGGCTGATCGGTACACAAAAAGCGCTCAATGCACTGAATGTCTTGCTATTCAATCGATTGCGTGGAGGCTTGAAAACCCCGAAAAACATTCGGCATCTATGCGCAAGTGGATAGAAAACAACCGCGAACTTCACGCCACTCGCGTTAAAAGATGGCAGACGGCCAACAAAGACAAAGTGCGTGCTGATGCAAAAGCATGGACAACGGCAAACCCCGATAAAGTTAAAGCTAAAGCTCTTCGTCACATCAAAAAGCATCCTGAAGCGTACACTGCGCGGGGCGTTCTAAGTGTTGCTAGGCGAGCCAAACGTGTGCCAAAATGGCTTACGTCAGATGACAGATGGCTGATGCGCGAGGCTTATTTTTTGTCCAAACTGAGGACAAAAATGTTTGGTTTTGTTTGGGAAGTTGACCATATAATTCCTCTACGAGGCGCGCTTGTCTCAGGGCTCCACGTACCAACAAACTTACAGGTCATCCCCAAAAGGGATAACCGGCTTAAGCACAACAGCTTTCAGCTAGTGTAGAAGGAGAACGATTTGGAAATGCTCAATCCGTGCATCGGCACGCAACTCGGTCCTAAGACGGTCGCCTACACCGGCACTGCTGGTTCCACAGGCACCTGGCCTGCTGGGCCTCAAGGCGTGGTGGTGACGGTCACCTCGGCGGCGTATGTGCTGGTGGGCGAAGGCGTGACGGCGACAACTTCTGACGGGACGTATGTGCCTGCGAACGTCGCCATTCCGTTTAAGGTTCCGACTGGCACTGGCGCCCCGTGGCGTGTCAGTGCGATCCAAGTGTCCGCTGGTGGCGACCTTTACACAAAGCCGGTGAACAAGCAATGAGTTTCCTTGGCGCCCAGAACAGCATCGCCTTGGGCGTCCAGGGGTTGATATACGTTAGTACAAACGTAGTCGCACCTTCAGATGTCACTGCAACGTATCTTGTTGTTGCTGGGGGTGGTGGAGGCGGTGGAGGATCGGGCGGCGGCGGCGGTGCTGGAGGGTATCTTACGGGCTCTTTGAGTCTTACCGTTACGCTTACATACGCCGCAACAATTGGCCTTGGTGGTGGTGGTGGAACAAGTCAAGGCAGCGGTTCTAGTGGAGGTAACTCTGTATTTTCTTCAGTTACTTCTAGCGGCGGTGGTGGCGGTGGTGGAACAAATTTAGTTGGAAACTCCGGTGGTTCTGGTGGTGGCGGTGGATACACTTCTAATGGCGGGGCCGGTAATACGCCATCAACATCCCCATCGCAAGGCAATAATGGCGGCAATGGAATATTAACCGGCGTTACCGGCGGCGGTGGCGGCGCTGGCGCAGTAGGTGCTAATGGAACAGTTGGGCAAGCTGGCGCTGGTGGTAGCGGGTCAGCATCTTCTATTTCAGGTTCTTCTGTAACTTATGCCGGTGGCGGCGGTGGTGGGTTTAATAGCGCCGGTTCAGTCCCAACAACTCAATTAGGTGCTGGTGGTGCCGGTGGCGGTGGTGCCGGTGGCGGCAATAACGCCGTAGGAACTGCCGGCACAGCAAACACTGGCGGCGGCGGGGGCGGCGGGGGGTATGGATCTGCCCCTGGAGCAAACGGCGGCGCAGGCGGTTCTGGTGTAGTGATCATCTCCTACGCTGGCGCGCAAATATTTTCTGGCGGTACAGTTACGACTTCTGGTGGTAACACCGTCCACACATTTAATTCAAGTGGTTCTTTAGCACCACTATAACCGTACTGGTGCGGCTCACCAGGGAATCGAAGGATTCACACAATGTCTGAAGAAGTACTAGCGGAAGTACCCGCGCCGGAACAGGAAGCCACGGCGGCACCTGAACCCGTAGAAGCACAGCCGGTAAAGGCGTTTACTCAAGAAGAGTTGGATGCCGCGATAGGAAAGAGGCTCGCACGCGAGCAACGAAAGTGGGAACGAGAGCGTGTTGTCCCCGTTGTCGCTACTGCTGATCCCAGACCAGAGCAGTTTGACTCGACTGAATCCTACGCCGATGCGTTGGCGATGAAGAAGGCCGAGCAGCTACTCTACGAACGGGATGTGCAGCGCCAGCAGACAGAAGTTCTCGGTGCTTATCACGACAGGGAAGAAGAGGCGCGGAACAAGTACGATGACTTTGAACAGGTCGCGTACAATCCAAGCCTCAAGATCACGACCGTGATGGCACAGACGATCCAATCGTCGGATATTGGCCCTGATGTAGCCTACTACCTCGGTGCCAACCCGAAAGAAGCAGATCGTATTTCCCGCTTGGCGCCTTATGTGCAAGCCAAAGAGATCGGACGTATCGAGGCCAAACTGGCCTCGGAACCGATGGTCAAAAAGACTTCTAGTGCTCCCCCGCCTTTTACGCCTGTCACGGCCAGCAGCAAGGGCGCATCGACCTACGATACAACTGATCCACGCTCCATCAAGTCGATGAGCACTTCAGAATGGATCGCAGCCGACCGCGCTCGACAAGTGAAGAAGATGGAAGCCCGCCTCCGCTAGTTTTTAACCCTGAAAGGAATGTTAGGTCATGTCCAATTCGATCCTTACCATCGACATGATCACCCGGAAAGCTCTGGAGATTAACTAATCGGTCTCCCCTGACGGCAACGTCAAGAAAAAAATTGTGTGAATTCGGTGGACGTCATGTAGAATGATTACATGAAAATACCGAGCCAAGCCAAAGAAGAAGGTAATACGGAACCTGACGAAGCAACGCGGACTAAGAACCGTGAAGCGGCTGCTAGGTACCGTGAACGTAACCGGGAAGTCTTCAATCAGCGAATGCGCGATTGGCGAGCCAACAACCGAGAGAAGTCTCGGGAACACTCTCGCGAATGGCGCAACCGAAAGATTGCAAATGGAACGCCAGAAGAAGTAGCCGCCATGCGGCTTGCTGAAGCTGAAAAGACCAAGCGCAATCAGGACAAGCAACGAGAAGCAGTGTATGGCGCCTACGGCGGCTACAAATGCAACTGTTGCGGTGAAGCTGAGAAGATGTTCTTGTCAATAGACCACGTGCACAATGACGGGGCCGACATGAGAAAAGCCAAGTTGTACTCCGGTAGCGGAACAGGCTTTTATCTGTGGCTCGTCAAGAACAAGTTCCCTGAGGGGTTCCAAGTTCTGTGCATGAACTGTCAAATTGGCAAGCACAAAAACGGTGGCGTTTGCCCTCATCAGCGGAAGGTGTAACGACTATCCCGAAAGGGAGTACAGCCAAGTGGCTGGAAGCGCACAACCCCTAGCAATAGGGTGAAGAGATAGTCTGCTCTGCATGGTGACATGCAGCAGCCCGAAAGGGCGGTTCAAGCCTAACGACCTTGAGCGAACACATGGCCTAGAGAACAACCTGGTGCTCACCCGCAACGTCAACCGCCAATACGACGATTCGTTCGCCGTTGAAGGTGCAAAGATCGGTTCCACCCTGCGCATTCGTCTGCCCGACCGTGCTCTGGTGACCGATGGCGCCGCCCTGCAAGTTCAGGACGACAACGAGCAGTACACCACGCTGACGGTCGCAAGCCAGAAGCACATCGGTGTCAACTTCACATCTGCTGAACTGACCATGCAGTTGGACGACTTCGCGGAACGGGTTCTCAAGCCCCGTATTTCGCAGTTGGCCTCCAGCATCGACAACGATGTGGCCAACGCCTACAAGTCGATCTATTCGTCTGTCGGCACGCCTGGCACTACGCCGTCCACCTCGCTGGTCCTGCTGCAAGGCAACCAGAAGCTGAACGAGTACGCATCGCCGATGAACGATCGCTACGCAACGGTGAACCCCGCCGCCAATGCAAACTTGGTCGAAGGCATGAAGGGCTTCTTCAACCCAACGTCTACTATCAGCCGGCAGTTCACCGCAGGCATGATGGGCACTGGCGTTCTGGGCTACGACGAAGTCAACATGTCGCAGTCCATTGTGAACCACACCACTGGGTCACGCGATGCTGCGGCTGCTACGACGGTCACCACGACCATCACGGCGCAAGGCACAGCCAGCATCAGCCTGACCCAAGGCTCGGTGACGACTACGCTCAAAGCTGGCGACGTATTCACCATTGCCGGTGTGTATTCGGTCAACCCGCAAACCCGCCAATCTACCGGCAGTTTGCAACAGTTCGTTGTGACTGCGGATGCAACGGCGGCGGCGGGTGTTTGGACTGCTTCAATCAGCCCTGCGATCTACACACCTACCAATGCTCTGGCTACTGTGGACTCGTTTCCGGTTGCTACAGCGGTGGTCACGTTCCTCGGCTCGGCGTCTACGTCGTACCCGCAGAACCTGATCTACCACAAGAATGCGATCACATTCGCAACGGCTGACCTCTTGCTGCCACAGGGTGTGGACATGGCTTCGCGCCAGGTTCACAACGGCATCTCGATGCGTATTGTTCGTCAGTACGACATCAACAATGACCGTATGCCTTGTCGTATTGACGTTCTGTACGGGTATAGCGTGATCCGTGCTCCTATGGCCGTGCGCCTCTGGGGTTGAACATGAGTTACGTTACTGGCAATCTGGTCAAACAGTCCGTCATTAGCGTAACCTTGTCGCCTATTGCTGTGGGTGCTAATACCACGGCAGAACAGACGCTCA